AAGCATCGGGGATTGGTAACGTGCTGCAAGGCAAGGGTGAATCGGGCGTTCGTTCAGCCGGTCATGCCAGCCAGCTTGCCAGGTTGGGTTCTAGCCGAGCCAAAAAAAGGGCTTTAATCGTAGAAGATTCGCTAGAGAAGGTAGCAACGCTCTATCTCAAGTTAATACAGACCTACGACAATACCCATTTTAAAGATACTGAAGGTGTTACGTTCATACCAGGACAGTTCACCGAGGACTTCGTGGTGAAAGTGGACGCTCACTCCAACAGTCCTATTTTTACCGAAGATTTGAGGGCATTGGCGTTTAATTTGTTCAAAGCACAGGCTATTGACAAGGAATCCTTGCTAGACCTGCTAGAACCGCCAATGAAACAAGAATTGAAAGATAGACTCAAGCGGATGGAGAAAAAAGCGGCTAATAGCCCTCCTCCACCTCCCAAAGGCGGCAAACCAGAACTAAAAGCGGTCGGAGGCGAATAATGCCAATACCAGTTCAACCTAAAGCAGATCAGCCCCGCGTTTCAACTAAGGCTCTGGATAAAGATCAACCTAAGTTGGAATACAGGGTTCAGGGTATTAAAAGCATGACTAAGCCGGCTGCAAGGCCGGATAAACGTGCAACCAGGGGATATTGACAAGGAGATTGATATGTACAAAACAAACAAGCGCGGTCGTAAAACGCGTCGGTAAGAATTTCTTGAAAGAGAACTAGGGTATGGCTGGTTTCCCTTTTATAACTGGCCGCTTGCTGAAAGGAATCATCATGGCTCGCAAAGCTCGCAAAGGTCGTAAAGGCCGCAAGTAATCCGTAAGGATTAGTGCCGCGTAAGGGGGCGGTACCTTAAAAAATACCCCCCGTAATATTTATAACTTGACAAGTAAGTAAGTATTTACTAATACTGCGAATAATTAGGAAATAAATTATGAGCGTACCGTCTAACGAATTAATGGATATGATCAAGAGCCAGCGCGGAAGTGGTGCTGGCCCTGGCGCTACTGCTTCACCTGAGATGCAGAACCCTGAAATGGGTGCGCTCTCTACTGGCGAGACTCCTCCGATGGGTGCGCCAATGTCTACCCCCGAAGCAAAGATGGGTAACATAGAGGCAGCCAAGATCAATATCTCTATGGCAATGGATTTGATGGAGCAAGCATTGCCGGCATTGGGCAGCGAATCTCCCGAAGGTCAAAAAGCACTTTCAGTCCTTCGTCAAATGTCTAGCATCCTTGGTGGACGCAAAGAAAAAACCAAGGAATTGCAAAACGCAGAAATCATGCAAATGCTTCAAAACTTGCCTCAAGCGGGTGGTGCAACGCCTGAAGGTAAAGCAATGGCAGAAGCACCGGCCATTCCTGGTATGACTCCACCACCGGGTGGCGGCGGTATGCCTCCTCCTCCTGGCGGTATGCCCCCTGGTATGCCTCCTCAACCTCCAATGTAAGGAATAATCATGGACTTGTTTAAGCCGAAAGGCGCAGCAGCCCCCCGCCGCCCGACTGACAATAATCAGGACAACGGGCAAATTCACAACACTCCGCGTTTTTCTCAATTCGGTGGCCTTAGTTCTGCTAGCAAACTTAGCAAGAATAATATGTCGCTTGAGAAAACGCTCACCGCTAAAAAAGTCATCTAAGGTAAAAGGGGATAGTTATGAGCCTAGAAGATTTGAGCATGGAAGCGCGAGATGAGTTGGCATTGCTGGCTCGTCAATTGTCTGAGAACCCGGCTACCCGCAAAGACTTCCTGCGCCTGACAAAGCGCAGTAGGCCGGATATGCCGATTCCTGAGTTGGAGATTGAGGATTCTACTCAAGCCTCATACAACAAATCGGAACAGCGGGTTCAGCAGTTGGAGAATCGTCTGCGTGAAAAAGAGGCAGTTGAGGAACTTGGCCGCAGACGCACCAGGCTGATGAAAAAAGGTTTGATCGACAAAGAAGAAGATATTGAAGAAGTGGAAAAGGTCATGCTTGAAAAAGGCATTACCAACCATGAATCAGCAGCAGAATACTGGCAATGGATGAAGCAGTCTGCTGTGCCGACTCCGAGTGGCTATAACCCCAATGTTATTAACAAGTTTGACTTGTCCAAATATTGGAAGAATCCGGTTATGGGCGCTAGGGATGAGGCAGCAAAAGCACTTAATGAATTGCGGAAAAACCCGCGACCATTTGGTTAATTAGTACTAGGGGATATTTTTTAATACGGAGATAGACCATGCCTATAGGCGGCGGTATTCTTCCAGCAACCGGTAGTACTCAATACAACGAGTTAACTTACGTCACGCGGCGTGCGTTTATCCCGAAGCTGGTTGTTCAACTTTACAACTCGACACCTTTGATGGCGGCGCTGATTGCCAACAGTCAGCAAGCATCAGGCGGTGTTTCCTCGGTAACTGTTCCTGTTCAGGGTTCGCAGTTCGTCAATGCTCAATGGTCGGATTACAGCGGCTCGTTCGCTCAACCAGCCGTTCAGCAAGGTGCGTACAATGCGGAATTCAACTTGAAACTGATGATTGCTCCTGTTCCGTTCCTCGGAATGGAAGGTGCAGTTCAACAGGATCATGCGATTATCCCGCTGATTGAAGCGCGGATGAACGATGCGACCAACGTAATGATGGACGCAATGGCTACCGCCCTGTATACCAATTCAACTAATACACAACAGTTTATTGGTTTGCCGGCTGCGGTTTCCTCGTCTGGAACGTATGGCAATATCAGCCGTTCCACTTATTCTTGGTGGCAATCCAAAGCCTACGCCGCTGGCTCGGTTAATCCGACTCGGCAAAACGTCCTGCAATACATCAGCGGAACGGTTAAAAATGGCGCAGAAGTTCCGTCATTCGGCGTTTGCGGATTTGGCACTTGGACTCTGTTGGCGCAGGATTATGTTGGTCAAGAGCAATATGTCATCACTCCAGGCTCTGGATTTGATGCAGATGGCAATGGCCCACAAGCAGCCTTCCGCGCACTGATGGTTGCTGGTGTTCCGATTTATCCCGATCCGTATTGCCCCGAAGGAACTTTGTATCTTCTGAACACTAATTACCTGTCGCTGTATATCCACGACAAGGGTTCGTTTGTGTTTACGGGATTTGAGTCCACCCTTCCGAACTGGCAGATTGGTTATGTTGGCGCGGTCTTGATGATTGCCGAACTGGTAAACACTAAGCCCAAGTCCATGACTGTCGTGTCGGGCTATAACTCACTAACTATCTAAGGAGAAATAGTCATGGCACTCGCTTTAAATAAAATTATTGTTTCTGGTGCAGTTACTAATACTGCATCTGCATATCTACAAACCACTACCGTTGCCGCAGTTACTTCCGGCAATGGAACTGTTATTACTGCTGGTGCGTATCAAATGAACGCTCAAGCCAACATCACCATCGTTATGTATGATGGAACGGCCTGGGGAACAACTATTGGTAACAACACTGGCGGTTACTTTATTTCGGATGGTACTAATGTTGGCGCGAAAGCTGTCAATGCCAATACCACCGCGACGCTCATTACCGTAAATGGTGGTGCTGCCGTTACCGGCACTTACAACGCATAAGGAAACCGTATGATTGCGAATCATGTAGGAGCAAATTACCCCGATAAGTTCAGTCGGTATGCCATTGGCGAAGCTACTGGCGTATCGGTTACTGCTACGGGTAATGCGGTTGCTACCATTGCAATTTTGGGTGGTACGCAATACATCATTCGCCAGATTACGGTAACTAACGCAAATGCAACAATAAACACGGCAAATATCACGATCATTACCAGCAACGATGGTAACGCGACAAATGCTGTGTCTAACAATGTTGTATTAGCTAATGTTACAAGCACTTCTACCTATCAAGACCTTGGCCTGGTTGCCGGTACTGTTACCGGTACTTATACAGCCGCAGCTTTGTTCGTGAAGGTAAATACTGCCGTAACCAATGGCACTTGCGATATAACCGTATTCGGCGATGTGGTATCTCTTTAATGTCTGATTTATATGTGACGAACAAAACGGATAAAACTCTTATTCTTCAGTATGAATTTAAAGAGTTGAAGTTTCCGTCTAATGAAACTATTGTTGTTTCTGAAGATTGCGCTCGTCACATATTCGGGTATGGAGTGAGCAACAAAGAACCATACATGGTAAGTCTTGGATTTATCAAAACTACTAACGACATACCAGACGGACTTAAAATTCTGGAAAAGTTTGAGATAAGCCAAGAACAACCAAAAAAGAACCATCTTCTATCCCCGATGGTAGAGCGAGTACCCTTGCCTTCAAAAAAAGGCGAGGGGAAAGTTTTATCTATCAATTAACATGGGATATAAATGTCACAAACTCTTGGCGGTTACATCACAGAATGTAGAAGGCTTCTGCACGATGCAAATGCAAACTTCTATAGTGATGGTGAATTAACAGATTACATCAATAACGCCCGACAAAGGTTGGTGCGCGATACTGGTTGCCTCCGCACGTATCAAACCTCCGCTACAGTAACAAATCAAGAAGTCTATCAATTTAGTTCGCTGCCCAATGCTGCGTATACGATGGACATTCTTAATATCAATATTATTTGGGGCAATAGCAGAATCCCTCTGCGCTATATGGCGTGGTCTGATTTCAACGCACAACTACGTTATTGGCAAAACTATAGTGGCAGACCCATAGCGTTTTCCATGTATGGGCCTACAAGTTTTTACCTTGGGCCATATCCAGATCAGGTTTATGTAATGGAACTTGATACGGTTATCATGCCCACTCCGCTGGTTACTAGTGTAAGTGTAGATGAAATACCTGATCCCTGGACTTCTCCGGTGGCTTTTTACGCTTGCTATAAGGCTAAGTTTAAAGAACAGTCTTATGGTGAATCCGAAATATTTAAGCAAGAATATGTAAGGCAAGCCCAATCGGTATTGGCTACCACATATACCAGAAGGCTCCCCACACCATATAGTTCTCAATACTGATATGGCCGCAGCAGAGCAAAAAAAATCATACCAGGTTATCAAGCAGTTCAAGGGCGTTAATACAAAAGCCAATAGGACTTCTATTGGTGAAGAAGAATTTTCTTGGTTGGAAAATGCCCAACCAATAGGTGCTGGCAATTTGAAGATAACGCCTTCCAGGGGGGCTGTTGTTGATTCTGGAAATGCTGCCGTTACTTTTGCCAATACTGTAGTTTATTTAACCAGCGCAAACATAAACAATTCTGATTACGTCATTGCGTTTGAAGATAATGGTCGAGCAGAATTTTTTAACCTGACAAGTTCTACACAAGGCAATGTTGCCATTACCGGAACATTCTCAAATTCCGGCGTACAAACAAGTCAATGGAAAGATGAACGTCTTTTGATTGCCGATCCTTCCAAGGGATACTTTACCTGGAATGGAAACAATGTTGTATTTGTAGGAGCCGTAGGCCCAATAGGTGCAGTAAATGCCGGAACTGGATATACGTCTGCTCCAACTATAGTGATAAGTGCTCCTAACGATGCTAATGGAGTTCAGGCGCAAGCTGAAGTTACGGTATCTGGTGGCGCAATAAACTCAATAACTATTACCGAGGCCGGAACCGGTTATAACTCAGCGCCCACTATAACCGTATCTGGCGGCGCTGGTTCTGGCGCAAACTTGGTAGGCGGTTTGATTACCTTTGCAACTGGAACGGTATCTTGCCTGATTACCAACCCCGGTTCAGGTTATACCAATGCTGCTAATACTGTAGTAACAATATCGGGTGGAGGCGGCAGCGGAGCAACTGGGACAGCTATTGTTGCCGGCAATCAGGTCAATACGATAATAATGACCAATCCAGGTTCCGGTTATACAAATAGTGCCAATTTAACGGTAAGCATTACTGGTGGCGCAGGGGCAAACGCTACTGCTACCGGTGTTATAAATAGCGCTAATAACTCAGGTATATCCTCGTTTTCTGGACGAGTATGGGTATCTTATGGGCGTACTGTGGCCTATAGCGCCGCTAGTTCATACAATGATTTTACTAGCGTGTCAGCAGGAACTATAACACTTACAGATGCGACGTTGCATGGCAACATCCAGCAGATCATATCTGCCAACAATTTCTTGTATATCTTTGGTGATAACAGTATCAACGTATTCTCAGATGTGAGAGTTGATTCTACTGGTAATTCATTATTTACCAATACCAACGTGTCTGCCTCTGTTGGTAGCAAAAGACCACAAGGTATATTTCCTTATTTTCGTTCTGTATTGTTCATAAACGACTATGGAATCTATGCGCTTGTCGGATCAACAACCAGCAAACTATCCGATCCCCTGGATGGTGTATTTCCGTATATCGACTTCACCTACCCGGTTACCTCCGGTCAAGTTCTATTAAATAATATATTGTGCGCTGCATTTAATTTTAGACAAAGTTATAACGGGTCGGCAAGGTATGTTCAGGCAGTGTTTTTTGAGAAAAAATGGTTCTTTACTAGCCAGGGTGACTCTCTTCAATACGTTGCCTCTGCTCCATTTCAGGGCGTTATTAACCTTTATGGCGTAGATTCAAAAGCATTGTATAAATTGTATGGTGGTGGGTCTGCAAATGTAAGCAGTACTGTCCAGACTGCATTGCTGCCAATGTCTGATCCAATCAGGGATAAACAGGCATTAAAAATAGGCATAGAAGCTACGCTTACTTATTCTGGATCATTGAGCGTTACCGTGGATAGCGAGGTTGGAAGCAATCCTGCATATACTCTTAGTTCTTTGGCTTCTTGGACTAATTATTTATCAAATACTATACCTTGGACAAATAATTCATCGGCCACTATAGGATGGACTAATGGTGGCTATAATTTATATAAAACTGATGCAGAACAATGGGGTAAATACTTGGGGCAAACGGTTACTGCAACTATTCCCGGTATTGTTATTCACGGATTCCAATTTGAACATGAATTAAGAGCGAGGTTCTAATATGGCTGTTCCAAACATTTTTGCTACTGCTACTGCCGCTATACCGCTATCTCAATTAGATACTAATTTTGCTACCGCTATTACGCTTGGCAGCACTGCACTCTACCTTGGCAATACTACTACTACTGTAGCCGGCCTTACTCTGACTACGCCCGTTCTGACAAATCCAACCGTTACGGCCTACCTTGAAACCGCACCAGCCATTGTTAACTCATCAACCACGCAGACAATCTCCCTTGCTAGCGGGACAGTGCTTTCCTATACGCTGACCGGCAACTGCACGTTCACGATGCCAACTGCAACTTCCGGCACTTCGTTCATCGTAAAACTGATACAAGACGGAACTGGGTCACGGACAGCTACATTCACCAGCGTTAAATACCCCGGTGGAACAGTGCCAACAATTACCACTACTGCTACGACGGGCACAGATATTCTCAGCTTTGTTTGCATTAACTCTGTCTGGTATGGAACATTTGCACAGGCGTTCGCGTAATGTTTGCTGCGCCTAATTTCTTTCTTACTAGAAGCGCTAGTGGCTTTCTAGTCATCCAGCAGTTCACCGCGTCTGGAACATGGACTGCACCTACCGGAGTGACAA